GGCAGTACGAGATTCCGGAGTATCGACTCCGATCATACGAACCTTCTGGTTTGCCAGAACGATGTTAAAGCCTAGGTCTAGGTCGATCTCAACGGTGTCACCGTCAACGACCTTGTTGATTCTGCATTTGTATTGGTACATGACCCTATATATCTTCAGAATGGCTGCCCAGGTAGGGATCGAACCTACGACCAAGTGATTAACAGTCACCTGCTCTGCCGCTGAGCTACTAGGCAAAGATGGTCGGCGCGGAGGGATTCGAACCCCCGACGGCTTGCTCCCAAAGCAAGTGCACTACCAGGCTGTGCTACGCGCCGATCAAATATGTATAAGGTGGTACCCCCGAGGGAATTCGAATCCCTGCACCCACCGTGAAAGGGTGGTGTCCTAACCGCTAGACGACGGGGGCTAAAGATGCCAGACAAATCGAATCTCCCATCTGCACTGTACGACAGATCGTCGGGCGATTCTCGTAGATCGAACAGCGATTGTCTGCATCTAAGCAGACACAGCGCCCGTCCGCAGTTTGTTTCATAGCAAAAGGCTGCACATCCCCTTCTTGAAGGAATCTGTTGTCGAGTCTAGCGGCATCTGCTAATGTTACCTCGATCCATTTAGAATCTGTAGTATTGATGCAGCAGGCACCACACCCCTCACATTTCATCGGAAGCGTTGTCATCATAGTATATATTGGCGGGATGGACGGGACTCGAACCCGCGACCTTCTGCGTGACAGGCAGACGCTCTAACCAGCTGAGCTACCACCCCTCAAAAAATGGGACGGACGGAGAGAATCGAACTCTCATAAGGCAGTTTTGGAGACTGCTGCACGACCACTATGCCACGTCCGTAGGTGGTGCCAAGGATTTCGCCTCGCGATTCGTCTGCACCATGACATACGCCGATCGATCCGGCATCGGTACGGCAGCCGTTTTGAGAGGATGGCTGAATCTCTCCAGGGGTTCCGGTTTTATGTGTTGAACCCTCCACCATTTGGCTTTTGCAAGCCAAAGCTATTACCAGCGGTGCGGATGTCTCCAAGGACCCGGGCGATAATGCCCGCGACTCCATCCGATGCCGATGCGCCAGTCAATCCGCGGATAGGCAGGATACTCGCGCACAACGACGACCGTAGGTTGAGGATTTACCGGCTTTCCGTCCTTATCGACCACCACGACCTTTGGAGGCGGTGGCGGAGTTGGAGCGGTATAGCATCCAGCAAGTCCTAAAGTGAGGAGAGAAAGGATGAGTGCTTTCATGGTATTATTTATTGAAATTGGTGCGGCAGACAGGGCTCGAACCTGCAACATCCAGCTTGGAAGGATGGCGCTCTACCAATTGAGCTACTACCGCAAAGTGGAGCACGGGGCGAGAATTGAACTCGCTACGAACAGTTTTGCAAACTGGTGTCTGACCGTTTGACTTCCCGTGCGAAAATGGATTGCGGTGTTTTGCCACTGTTAAACTACATCCGAAAACCTCAAACGGTATCCGGCAGGAGTCCTTGAATCTCCGTCTCCGCAAATTGGTGGACCATAACGGGGTCGAACCGTTCACCTCCTGAATGCAAATCAGGCGCTCTGCCAAATGAGCTAATGGCCCTAAATAAAACCCTAGTCCACAGCGTCCTGTGGCATTCACCTGTTAATTCAGGAATGTCCATGATGCGCATAGCATTTCAAGTGCTAGAGGCGTGACGGGAAAATTGGTGCACTAGACAGGACTTGAACCTGTACGCTGTTCGCAATGGCTTCTAAGACCATCGTGTCTGCCATTCCACCACTAGTGCGTAAAATGGAGCTCCTAACGGGAGTCAAACCCGCTTACTCTCTGCAAACAGCAGAGTGGTGTCTCAAAACCTGTAGGAGCATAAGATGAAAAATTGTGACTGGTGGGTTATTGCCGCCCGAAAGCGTCGACTGCTTATCCCCGTGCTACCCGAGTTGTCGAAGTACTCTTTCCAGTCTTTGGTACCAAAATGGCGGAAGAGGTAGGATTCGAACCCACGGTGGAGTTACCACGACTGATTTCAAGTCAGCTGCCTTAAACCACTCAGCCACTCTTCCGTAAATCATAATAGTAGAGGTAGGGATTCGAACTCTACGGCGACATTGTTGCCGCACCAAACTTATGGTTGGTTGCCTTAAACCTGCTCAGCCACTCTACTAAAATGGACTCAGAGGCAGCTGATTAAGCTGCTATAACACATTCGAGCTTCAATTCTCTACTTAGTGTAGCTCATACCTGCAAGTATCATTGAAGTTCTACCACTTGCAGAGGCGTTCACTCGCCCTCTCTCTGAGATAAAAATTGGCACCACAGTTCATGGCTTTTGTTATCGCGGACTGTGGCGAACCTACCGCGTTGAGATCGCAAAACATGCGAACAAATGGAGCCCCCGGACGGATTTGAACCGACGACCTACTGTTTACAAAACAGTTGCACTACCGCTGTGCTACAAGGGCAAAAATGAATTGAGTACGGTGAGATTCGAACTCACACGTGGGCGCTACATGGCATTCCCGGTTCTGCCGTTGAACTACATACTCAAAGTTGAACCCGCCTGCACCTAGAGCATTACTGCTTCCTGGATATGGACCCAGACTTCAATGCAGGCAGGAAAGTCTCGCAGGCGTACTTCTCGTCCAGTACGTTACCATGTGTGCAGCTCACACAAACCTGCATGATGAAAATTGGCGGCCGTCTCTCCGGCCATGTCAAGTCTACACCGAAAGAGGTTTGGAGGCCTCAGGGTACTAACGTGGACTTTCACAAGATTGCCCGGCGAATGTTTAATGACGTCCGGGGCCGTCAAAACTAACAAAGAACAACTTACTCTCGGTCCCTCTCGCGATTTCAATATCGCGGATTGGATCCCCCTATGTCGGTCGTTTGGGCTCCTTGTAGCCGGAGCCTGGCGGTGAAACTAAAAACCTCTGAACTTTCGTCCAGAGGTCAGAGGTAAAATCGACTTCTTCGATCCTACTTCTGACCACTGGACCAGACGGTTAGTCCTGCTGGTCGAGCAGCACATGTTGTCTGGTTGTTCGTTGAAAATTGTTGCATGTCGCCTTATTTATCCACTATCCTATCTCAAATCTGACGCTTGTAAACACAAAAGTGATCAATGTTGAAACAAAAACGGCTTCCACTCATCCCGGATCTTCAGGTCAGGAATGACGTTCCAGACGCGAGAATGCACCGACCGTGGCTTCACTGGTTCTCCGTTGACGTTCAGGTAAGGGAAGATGTCGGCTTTCTCAGCATTGCAGGTCTTGCAGGCCAGTACGACGTTGAAGTCGTCATTCGACCCACCCATGGACTTTGGAAAGACGTGGTCCTTGGTCGCCTCACTGACCGGCACCTTCTCTAGGCAGTACTGGCAGACTCCTCGGTACATCTTGTAGAGCATCTTGAGGGATACCGACTGGCCCTTGTGGCCATGGTATCCGAAGTGATGCGTGCAGACGACCACGGTAGGAACTGCCCACCGAGTCTCCTGCCCTGTGACGACGTTGGGTGCCGATCTCAGGCAGGGTTGGTCAGGATGGAGCTCGACGGTCTGATCGAGCCAGCTCAAAGAACTTGGACTTCCCTCGATGTTCTCGAGGTCGGCACCGCTCCAGGACACACAGTTTCCAGCAGCGTCAAGTCCTTTGACGCGGTTGTTCACCATGTTCCGGATCGCTGCCCTAGCTGTAAAAAACTTACCGGTTGCCTGGTAGTTTCGATTTAGGACGAGCGTCGTGCGATCATGTGGATCGACCGGGATCATCCAGTGATGGACTTGACGACAGAGCTGAAACCCTTACGCGGAACGTTGTACTTCCGCGCAGTCTTCCAGCTCTCGCCGCTGAGGACCTGGCAGTGACCTGCGGTCTTGTGGTCCCAAATCATGACGCCGAAGCGGTTGACCTTCGTCTCGCGCGGAACGAAGTTGGGGTCCGGAAGGATCCCAGCCTCGATCAGACGGCGGGTGATATTGGAGTCGGTATACATGACTCAGATGCCGGGGTACTTGTTCGCGTGCTTGATTGCAGCCAGCCGAGCCGACTCGATCTGAGCCCTCACGAAGGCGAGGCGCTTGTCCTCGTTCTTGAGACGCGTGAAGTTGGAGTCATAGGCCAGAGACTCAGCCAGGCTCTGAAGAGCACCAGCAAGGTAGGCATAGTTAGGCGATTGAGTGGTAGTGTTATTCATCATGTCAATATCCTAGCAAATTGCAGCGAAAAGTAAATCTCTAAGAATTACCTAAGTTGTTGATACTCAGGCCGAGATCAGATAGACCTCAGCAAACTCAGCTTCGGCCTCACGACCGGTGTCAACAGTCTCGCCGTTGGAGTTCACGAAGACGATCTCGACGTGGAGACCTTTGTTGAGGTCGCCGACGGTATTGGCAGACTCGACCGTCTTGTAGACCAGGTCGATCGACATCATGTCGGCCGCGCAATGGGTATCGTGACGGCTAACGAACTGGCGGGTACCGGGGATGTTCTTGATCATGGCACAATCCTACAAGGACCGTGCCAGAAGTAAATCTCTAAGAATTACCTAAATGGTTGATGATCAACGCTCCGCAGTCTTTCCTACGGTTTTCTTCGCCTTGGCGGCCTTCTTATTGAGCCGGGCAACCACTTCCTCGGACGTCATCCAGAGGTCTTTGTTGTTGAGCATCGACTTGATCTCGTCATTTGTCAGGAAGTCCTGGTAGATCTCGTTGAGAAGCTTCTCAGACCACTTGCGCTCGTGCTTGATCTGGTCGATCATCTCGCCGCCTTTACCGATCGTTCCGCCGGAGTAATTGTGGAACATGAAGATCGAGTGCGGAGAAATCTCAAAGGTGTCGCACATCAAGAAGATGATGGTGGCGGCAGACATGCAGGCTCCCTCAACTGAGGCCACGACCGTAGCTTTGGTTTCCTTGAGGACCCGCATGAATTGAATCGCCGTCCAGAGGCTACCGCCCTCGGAGTTGATGTAGATCTTGACCATGTCCATCTGACCCGCATGACGAATCTGGTTGAACCACTCGGTGTACTTTGAGGCGTCCTCGATGACTCCAGACAGGTAGTACTCATGAAGATGGGCGACCGGCTTGTCTGTGAAATTTGCCTGTGTCTTCTTTTCCATTCCTAGGATCTCAGCCAGATTTGCCTGTACGGATGATGTATGATGTTTCATTGATGTATGTATCAGATATGTCCGAATAATTTACGACGTTTGTACTCAGCGATTGTCTCCAGTAATTTTTTTGTCCAGTTATCTCGGTGCTCGTTAAAGATCAGAGCCTCGTGAAAGTCGACCGTCATGATGGTCACGAGACGAGTCACTGGAATTCCAGTACGTTCTTCAAACATGATAGCATAGGCGGCCTCTTGCATGAAGTAAGACTCAATGTCCTCAGCGGTCTTGACCCTCGACGAGGTTTTGATGTCGATGATGGCAAGCTTTCCATCAAACTCCGCCACAAGATCAACTCGACCCGCGACTCCGAGGTGATCGGAATACAGAGGCTTCTCCTGGAGCCGGATGTTGTTGACCCGGTTCTCCAGAATTCCGCGGATAGATTTGAATGCCACAGAGGCATTCGGCATTTCCTTGGAGAGATCGAGTTCCTCGTTATTGAGGAACTTCTCGACCAGAGCATGGACCGTCGTGCCACGTCCCGCAGCCACACGGGAGACGCGATTTGCCTCTTCGTTTCCAACTGCCTTTCTCCACTCACGAATATGATCCGCACTGAGAATTGACAGCACCGTTGTGATAGACGGATATGCCTTTCCTTGCGGAGAAAGGTATTTTCGACCAGATTCACCAGTCTCGCATGAGAGCTCCTGGTAACCCAGGTCTACTGGATTGTGATTGAATGGCATTACTTGGGATCTGCGTCTAGGTATCCTAGCTGGTCGGGATCGGCATCGTACCAACTACCGACGCGATTGTACCTTTCATCGGCAGAATCGTCGTCGTGGTGTGATTTGCGCTTGCGGTTCTTACGTGCCTTGCGGTCGAAAGTATCCGAGTCACGTTCGCCGTGATCAGCCCACTTGTTCCTCGATGGTTTCATGTCTTCGTGTTCTTTGCCTTCTTATCCTTTTCTTTTTGAACGATCTCCTTCGTCATGATGTAATCTCTCACTAGGCCTGACCGGACGATGTCCTGCCATCCGAATTCGATGCAGTAGAAGTACTTCATCTGCTCGATGATCTCCATGAACTCCAAGATTCCGCTCTTGTCGTTCTTCTTCTCCAGGTCGGTCTGGTAGTAATCGCCGCACATGATGAGACGGCAGCCATCACCTAGACGAGTGATCATCGAATCTAGTTCATGGAAGGTGAGATTCTGCATCTCATCTATGATGACGATGGAATCACGTAGTGTTATGCCACGCACGAATGACGTGGTCAGAAATTCAATCTGCTTCTTGGCGACCAGCTTGTTCCAGGCCATCGGATCGCCGAATAACTCAGCACAGATAGCGATGTACGGGTACAGATAGGTAGATTCCTTCTCGGCACGGTCACCCGGTAGGAAGCCGATGTCCCGAGTCGGAACGATCGATCGAACGATCACGATCTTCTCTGCCTTCGACTTTCCCGAGAGGATATCCTCGAAGGCTAGATACATCGCCAGAAAGGTCTTTCCGGTTCCAGCACAGCCAGACAGACACAGATGGCTATTCTTGCGGAATGCCGCGAAAGCCTTCTCCTGTGACTTGGTCAGTGGCTCGATGAGTTTGAGTGTGTCGAACTTCGGAACTACTACCTGGAGTGGTTCCTTCTTTTTGTTCTTTTTTGCCATGATTATTTGGTTCGGATGGTATTGCTGCGCCCTGAACCCTTTTTAATTTTTTTCAGGACGTCGTTCCAACCGTTGGACGTGCGTGAATACATCGACTTGAACCCGGAATAGCTGACCCTTACCGCAGTCACTGCGCGTTTGCACTTCTTCTTTCCACATTCAGGACATGGAAGTGGGTCATCTCTCCTGTCGATCGGGACCATTTGAGTGAACTCATGACTGCAACTCTGGCAGGTGAAATCGTAATTGGGCATGTGTTTATGTATTCACTACGAACCAGTCAGGACGATCGCGATTGGTCCATACCATCTTGAATCGACCCTGTTTGGTCTGATAGAACTTGCGGTATGATCCGACCGGATCAGAGCTGTCCATACACTCGGGATTGGACATCATGGCAAGCTTGAACGGGGTCATCTCGTCATCAGGGATGTTGGCAGGAGCTTGGTCGAGAATGAAACGAAGCTTTGTGTCGGTGGCATGAGTCTTGCTGTACCGGTGTGTGTACTCGTCACACAGCGCGCAGAAGTGCTGATAGTGCCACAGGTAATTGCCAAGTGATTCCATGGTCCACTTGGTGGACGGGTGACCGGGATGGGCCACTGCGTAAAGCTTCTCATCTAGCTTCTTGTCGTCGAGCTTCCAGACTTTGACCTTTCGATAATGATCGATCGGAGAGTACTCGTGATCGTTGAAGACGATCTTGGTCTTAACTGGTCGGCGGACAACGTTCATCTTGCCATCTAGCAATCGATGAGCGGTAGACAGCATTTGCGCTGATTCAACGATCATCTTCACCACGTGCTTGTCGCACTGGTACTGTGCAGCAAGCACGGGTGAAGTATCCAAAACGAAGATGTTCATGATAAAGATCCTAACAAGTCAAACCCAATCGTACATCAAATTATGCGGCAATCTCAGCGACTGGTGCTATTTGCATTTGCTGGATGTATTCCTCGAGGTACTGCTTCTTTTTCTGAATTTTCTGAACTCGGTTATCATTGCCCTCCTTCATGAGGCGCTGAATGAAGTATTCTAATTCGCTGCAGTCTTGCTTGAGCCTATCCAGTTGGTTTGTGATCATGTATCCACTTATTGTGTTTGTGACGACATGACAAAGTGAGCACTTTCGTGCTCTCAAGAAATTATACCCTGATGAGTTTTGGCCAAACTTCTTTGACAAGATCTTTTGAGATACCAGGAAATTTTTCCTGGAGCTTCTTTTCCTTCATTGCACATACCACCTCGGCATCTGCTGGATCGATTCCCTCCAGCAGAGCGATGAACATCTTCTCACGTCTGGCCTGCGTGAGCGCCGAACCCTTTCCACCTTTTACAAAGTAGGTGAACTGCGTGGTGGATCTCTTCAAGTCGGTTGGAGAGATCCCCTCGTTTGAAAGATGCGTCTTGAACGGAGGTTTTCCCTCCGGTAACAAGAAGACGATGCTGTCATCAAAGGATGCCCGAATCACGTCCCTGAGAGCCAGACTGTTATGTGTCTTCAGGATCTTAATCTTTTCCTCCTTCGTTTTTGCCAAGGAGACCATGTTGAGAATTTCTGCGATCGTGACGTACTTCATAATTTGCGGCAATTAAATTCCTCGGCGCACTCAATAAGCTGAGAGCACCGCTTGGAGATAAGGTAGTTCAATGTGTTGGACTTGGTTTTCACCGTGTCAAACGTATTTATGATTTCGGCCTTATTCTGAGCCGGAATTTTAGAGAGATCAATCAGCTGTTGGTTGCGCTGAAAGTTGCGATACTGCTGCTGGTTCATGTGGTAATCTAGCTTGTCCCAATTCGTGATCCATTCGTCGATCTGCTTGGCACGAATCGGAGACTGACGACCACCACTCACAAATACGTCGTCAGCCGACAGAACGTTAGGAACACCGTCGCCAGAATCTCCGCGCAGGATATGCTCGCGAAGATAACGAATCGGATCACTCTCCTTGATCATCGACTTCTTCATCGGAGAGAACTGCTTGACGTTCTTGTACTGGTGAAGCTGAACAAAGTCGGTATCGGACGAGATGATCATGACCGGCTCACCGTTGCCGAATTCCTGAGTGCGCTGCGTCAGCGTAGCAATCACGTCATCGGCCTCAAGACCCTGTAGATGAATTACCTTGAACGGCAGATTCTCTCGGATCTCGTCGCGAACCACGCCAAGGATACGGAAGAACTCGGCCCAATCGAGACCAGACTCCTCGCGATTCTTCTTGCGGGAAGCTTTGTACTGAGGAAACAGCTGACGACGCCAGGTGTTGCCACCGTCACAGGCGATGACCATCTCGCCGTACTCATCGCGGTACTTGACGTTGTACATCCTCAGTGAGTTGAGGATCATGTGGCGAACCAGGCCCTCTGAGAGTTGCTCCCTCATGGTGAATAGGTTCGAGATGGCAATTCCCGAGTAGTCTGCGATGATCATTCAAAGATCCTACCAAGTTCAGGCAGGTTGTACATCACTAAGTTGAAGTCGTTTTAGGTGCTTTCTGGTGACCTTGATCTGGATCCAGTCGTTGTAATACTGAGGACTCAGAATTGCGTTGTTCAGCACCTGTTCCTTGAGCTCAAGATACGAGCACTCCGATAATGAATTGCAGAGGTACAGGATCTCTCTGCGGAAGTTGGATTCACCGAGGTTCTTGACGTCCTCTTGGATCGCTGCGTTGGATCCGTAGTAAGACTTCCAGTCGGACTCGACCTTTGTCTTCTTTTTCTTTCCTTTGACCTGCTTTGTTCGGGACGAGAAGAACCTCTTCTTGCCAATGTACTTCTTTCCATTGACAAGATTGGTGATCACATAGACAAAGCCGATGTCGACCTTTGGGTCGAGTTTGCCTTCCGGCGGATCAAAGACTTCATCACGATAGTACCACATCAGTGGTATCTATCAGCTATTCGTCGGATTCGTCGTCGTCTTCTGAGTCGTGTGCTCCGCAAAACGGGCAGTACTCCGGATAAAGCTCGTTGTCCTGGTCATCGAACTGCTCGTCTTCGTAATTCTCCGGGTCTAGATCTGCGAGAACCTGCTCAAACCGTATCTGATATGAGGCTCCGCAGCATGGGCATTCTTTTTCTACTTTCATGCTTCGCAAGATGCGCACTGGAGCAGGTTTCTGCCAAGCTCTTGTGCTGGGTTAGTTCCGCGCTGGTAGTAAAGGCTCTTGACACCTTGTTCCCAGGCGAAGATTAGGAGTTGATTGACGTCCTTTGGGGACGTTTTTGGATGGACCATCATGTTGATGGACTGGCTTTGATCGATATACTTCTGGCGTGCTGACGCCTGAATGACGATCTCCTTCTGAGAGATCTCACCGAAAGTCTTGAAGACCTCCTTCTCAAGATCGCTGAGGAAGGATAGGTGCTGCACGGAACCACCCTTGATGAGGATGGAATTCCAGGTCTCACGAGTATCCTGACCGTGCTTCTCGAGGACAGCCTGCAGGTACGGATTCCTGTAGGTGAACTTACCCTTCGACAGGTCCTTCACAAAGTAATTCGAGTTGAGTGGCTCGATTGATGGCGAGACTTGGCCAAGGATGAAGCTGGATGACGTGGTCGGAGCGATGGCCAACGTGGTGACGTTGCGCAGACCGTATCCCTTCAGGAGCTCTGGTTCACCGTACTCGATGGCCATCTTACGCGAGGCGGCCTGAGTCTTGTCGCGGAGGAGCTTGTGGATCTGAACGTTCAGGAGCTTCGCTTCGAACGACTCAAATGGGATCATCTTGGACTGCAGGTACGAGTGCCATCCGAGGACTCCAATTCCCAGAGCACGCTGGGTGACAGCGAACTTGTAAGGGGCCTGCATGAACGGAAGACCTGAGACCTTGCGAATGAACTCGGTCATTACCGCGTCAAGGAAATAGGTCAGCACCTCCGGAGCATCAGTATCCTTCCACTCATCGTAGTGCAGAAG